AAAGGAGAATCCCTCCCTCCCCAGAATATACTATACTATATATAATTAAAGTATATATAAGTAACTAGTATATATGTAGGTTAGAAATAGAAAGGAGAATAACTATGATTAGTACTATAATGATTATGGTAAGTATACTGGTAGGTAATGAAAAGATACATGTCAGTTATAATTACGATGGTACTATGGAAGATTGTATGAAGAGTATACAATCTAGAGAAGCTTATGATGCTATACGGGATAACCCTGCTGTAGTTAATAAGTATTTTTGTGTATCTATAAAAGAAGCACAAAAAGAAGATGAAGAAGCATAATAGAAAGGAACTATGCTATGAATATTAATGAATGTAAGTCTGTAGTGAAAGAAATTATCAAGTATAACCTTGGTAACAATGATGCTAATGACTATGGTAGAAATATTATACCTATGTTAATCTCTATACCTGGAGTTGGTAAGACTAGTATCATAGATCAGATAGTAGAAGAAGAAGATTATCATCTACTTACTATTCCCTTAGCATCCTATGATGCTGGTGAGATAGCTGGTTTCCCTATGCTCAATAAAGAAAGTAAAACTTATGATAGAGCTAAACCCTTTTGGTTAGATACACCAACAGATAAGCCTGTTATATTATTCTTTGATGAGATATCTCAGGCTCCCACAGCTAATATTAACGTGTTAGCTATGTTAGTTAATGAAAGGAAGTTAGGTGAGCATAACCTTAATGATAATGTAGTTATAGTGTGTGCTGGTAATAAGATGGAACACAGAGCTGGTACTAATCCTTTACCTTCTCACTTCAAAGATAGAGTTACTTTTCTTGAAGTTAAAGAAGATATTACTGAGTTCTTGTCCTATGCTAACACTAAAGGTATTCATCAACATATCTTAGCATACCTACGTAATAGACCTTCTTCACTCTCTATCTTTGATCCGGCAGTAGATTCCTGTCCTTCACCACGATCTTGGATGAGAGTAGATAGCATTCTTAAGATGAATCTATCTTACAATCTAAGGAATGAGACTATTAAAGGACAAGTAGGTGATTCTACTAAGGCTGACTTCTTAGCTTATCTTAAGGTAGCTGATGAGATGCCTGATCCTAATGAGGTACTAGCAGGTACTAATAAAACAATACCTGATAATTCTCCTGTAATGTATGCCTTGTGTGCTGGTTTAGCTCACTTAGTTACAGGTAAAACTAGTAAGAACTTTATAGAATATCTCAGTAGCCTACCTAATAAGGAGTTTGCTGCCTTCACTATCCGAGATGCTCTTCAAAGGAATCCTAAGCTTAAGTCTGATAAGCATATTACTGGATGGTTTATGTCTGAAGGTAAAGCCCTGTTACTGTAAAGAGGAAATAAAAATGATACCTGAGAAAGCAATTAAAGTATACAGAACTTCTAATCTATATGAAGACTATGTTACTACTGTGTTTAGCCCTTATGATTTTATTAAGATAAGGGATAGGCTTTTAGAAGAAAAAATTACTTCCAGTGTAACTGCCAAGACCGTAGATAATACTGTACTAGCTAAGTTTGTACAGAACGGAGTTAAACTAAAAAGTAAATATAAGGTTATACAAGTATAGTCTTATTAGAATATAAGGGGGCAATACTGTTCCCCTTATTTAACCTTATTATGGAGAAATAAAATGGAAACTAAAACTTATGAACATCTTATTCGAGACTTTCTTGAGAATAATACTACACAAGAAACATTATTCAATGGCTTAGCCTCTGAATTTGGAGAGGTAATGAGTGAGAGGGTTAAAGAAACACGTAATCAAATGGAGAAATCTAAAGAAATTCTTGATGAACTATCTGATGTACTATGGTATGTTACTTCGATAGCCAACTCTCGTGGATATACACTTGGTCAGTTAATGATTGACAATTATCTTAAGCTAGAAAAGCGTAATACAGAGGGTAAAGAGAAGAAAAAAGATGAATAATATGTATGATATAGAACAAAACATAATGAAGTGTTGGCAGGTGTGTGATGACCTTGAAACAATATTCCTGGAAGTAGGAGATGGTGACAAGCAACCTACCCCTGATGAGCTTGTAAATACTCTTATGGGCATTCAACAATTATATCAATGGAAATTCTCCCAGCTATTCGAGTCATACGAGAATGTACTTAGAATACAAAGAAAGGATAATAACATGACAGATGATAAGTGGCCTCTTGAATCTGACTTCAGTGAAATACCTTGGAATAATAAGATAAGAGCTATGGATAAAGAGGAGAAAGATAGAGCTAAAGTTAGGGAACAGAGTAATAGCCTTACTCCCTGTATTACTTGTGGTGTTCTAACAAAACAAAAATGGTGTAATTTCTGTTTGAGTAAGGAGTAATTATGAGTATATCTGGTGAGATAGAAAGTACTACTAAAGAAATCAAGGACAAAGAAAGAGACTTGTTTAATCTTATACAAGAATTAAATGCTCTTGAAGTCAGGCTAGTTAAACTAAAGGTGGCTGATGAAAGACAAAATAAAAATCATAGAGATAGTAGAGCATAAAGATGGATCTGCTTATGTATCTATGGAAATGAATCCCGAAGTTTACAGTAAGATATTTAATGTAGGCTTTATTGAACTTGTAAAGAAAGGATTACAAGATGATAAATAAAAATGTTATACCTGATAACGATAAACGTATGGAATATATCGAGCGGCTAAGAGAATCATTAGTTATGGAAGAGTATTACAAGATTAAATCAGAATACCCTGACATGCTAGCCCTTGATCGTTTAACTCTTGCAACAGAAAGGGTTAAGTCTAAAGAGGAATAATAATTGCAACCAAAAGAACTGATCTCAATTGCATTGGATGTTATGCTTGAAGACAACAATTACTCTAAGCTTTCCTTCGCTTGTGATCCACCAGAAGAGGAGTTAGAATGGGCTAAAGAATTAATAATCAATCGAATAGAGGAGATAGATCTGTTACCAACAGAAGAAGAACTCTATACTCTAATGAAACTTAGGATGAAAGTATAATATAATGGATGCTCAATTAAAAGTAAGTAGAGCCTTAATAAAGCTGATAAGCAATCATGCCTTCTATGGTTCTTGCGCCCTAAGGCTTAACATAATTGAAGATGAAAACACAAATACTATGGCAACAGATGGTAGGTTTATCTTCTGGGGCCGAGAGGCAGTAGATAAGTGGAGCGAAGAAGAAGTAATTGGTGTGCTTGCTCACGAAGTAATGCACGTTATTCTTATGCACCACCTACGTATACAAGATAGGTCGCATAAGAAATGGAACATTGCCACTGACTTCTCTATCAATGGAACATTAAAAGACGATGGATTTACTTTACCTGCTGATGGTCTGTTTGACAGTAATCATCGCAATAAAAATGCAGAAAAAGTATATGACGATATAAAAGATATGTTCTACGAAGACCCCAAGTGGGGGTATGTAATGGAACTAACTGATAAAGAAGGTAATCCTATTACAGGTGATGAAAAGGATAAAGCAATCGATGATGTAAACGAAATGATTGCTGCCGCCGCTGATGCTGCCAAGAAAGCAGGGCAAGACTTGCACGGTAATATAGAAGAGCTAGTAAAGAATGTAGGTAAACCTAAAGTTAATTGGCGTTCATTCTTACGAACAACTATTATGAGTAGTAAACCAGAAGATTATTCTTGGACCAGACCTAATCGTAAGTTACTCTCCGCTCTTGACCTGTACACTCCTCGTATGATATCAAATACAATTGGCCCTATTGCTATTATCCTTGATACTTCTGCTTCTGTAAACAAGAAAGAGCGTGAAGCTTTCTTAGCAGAGATGCAATCAATAAACGAAAGCTTAAGACCAGAAGCTACGCACGTTATCTGTGTGGATACAAGTGTAGCTATCTGTCATAGCTTTACTCCCAATGACAATATCACTGAGTTAAAACTATCTGGCGGCGGTGGTACTGACATGTCTCCTGGTTTCAAATATGTTTTAGAGTGTCTACCTGAAACAGAAACCTTACTATGTTTTTCTGACTGTGAATTTAATACCTGGCCTGAAGAACCTGAACTACCCGTAATATGGTTGTCAACAAGTAAAACAAACAATCCCTACGGTACACTTATCCTTGTAGAAGTCTAGAAAAGGACTACAAAATGTTTAAAGATTATACACACCTTGAAAATCAAATTGGAAGTAAAGACTCCATTGAAAGACAATCGTATCTTCATGGTAAGCTTACCAGTTATCTTAATAACTTAAACAGGTTATTAGGAATTAAAGACCTTGAAGAAGAATATAGAAGTCTAACAAGTAAGATGATGTCTGTATTTGAAAACAATAAAGACCACTCTCCTCTTGAAGATGAAATGGCTAAGTTAATTAATGTAAAAACACAGTACTATAACTATAGCTACAAGATAAATCGTTATGATACAAGCCATACATTTCGTATGCAGGGTAATCATGGAATAGAAGAGTTAGATCGATACAACTTATCTATAATAAACAACACACTGCTAGAGATAGTAAAGAAAGAGTTGTATATAGAGTATCATCTTAACGACACAGAAAAACAAAGAGAACAAGTTAAATTACAAAACACTATTATCAAATGCAACTCATATCTCAACCATACTCTGGCTAACTCAGAGATATACAATCTTAGCTATCAAAGTTCAGAAGGTAATCAGGTAGGTTTCTTCCATGAAGTAATAAGCCCTTCAAATGGAATTGAAACCAAACCTAAGATATATGTAGATAAAGCATGGTGTACTAATGTATACGATAAAAACCTACAGATATTAGAGTTTGAAGGTGCCCGTGCCTTTACTCTTAAATGTGAATGGCTTGATGAAGACGATGAAAAGTGTATATATGATACTCAAGTACTCCAGATAAAAGGTACACGAGATGAAAAGTTACTTGCCAACGGAGCATATTACTATTACTCTACTAGAGATAGCAGTGCAGCAATACGTGTTCTATTTAAAGTAAAAGATCTTGCGCTATCCGTGTCTAAAGATGGACAACACTGGGCGCTTGGTACTACTCCTGCTAAAGCAGCTAGTACAATGAGACGCAGACAGAAACTAACTATGCTGCGCACACTAAATCTATAGTCCATTATTAAAAGGGATCGATATTTCCCTCAAACTAAGGAAGTCCTATGACAAAAGATGAGATCAAAGAACAACTCTTGTTTGCTAAAACAAGTTTTGAAACTCAACATCTATTAGAGGAGCTAAAGAATCTTGAAGATGATCAAGAAACAAATAAAAAAACTACAGAATTTCATGGTGACTTTAAAGCTATGGATGATAGAGAACAGGATACCATAATTAATCCTGTCCACTATAAAGTAATACCAGCGGGTACTTATCCTCATGGTCTTGAGTATATGGATCTAATGAACTACATACTCGCACACCATAAAGGTGTTCAATCCCACTTGCTCGGTCAGATACTTAAATATAGTATACGTATAGGCAAGAAGGACGACAAGCTACAGGATGCCAAGAAGATACAATGGTATGCCAACTATCTTGTTAAAACAATAGAGCAAGAGAATGAATTATAGGCTTCATTCGCTACATAACTACAAAGACTTTCCAGTATCATGGGAAGTCTTACCTGATCAAACAACTGTTATTATGACAGACCTGTTTGACTTAAGTGTTAATCATGAGATTAACGACGATAACATATCAGAAGTAGTAGACCAAATAATAGTCGAGCTATACTCTGATGTAATTACATTCCATTAACAAAAGGATAAACATAATGGCTAATCAAGTAATCGTAGTACGTGACGTAACATTCAACTGGGCTAAGCTGGTTGATAAACATTCACCTTTCGGTACACTCCAGTGGGATGTACAGGTGGTTACAAATAACGATGCAACTAAAGCTCAACTAGAATCTGCTGGTGTTAAAATGAAATCAGGAGACAACGGTTATTACGCTAATATTAAACGTAAAGCTGTTAAAGCTAACGGTGAACCACAAGAACCACCTAAAGTTGTTGACACTGATAAAGAAGAGATGGCACCCAGTAAGATTAAATCTATGGGTAACGGCTCTAAAGGTCATATCAAGCTATTCTCTTACGACTGGGAGATGGCAGGTAAGAAAGGAGTATCTGCTATGCTGGTTGCTATGCAAATTACAGACTATGTAAGCTATGATGGCGCTGGCGAGGACTTCTAATGCCATCTAAACTAGTTAAGGTTGAAACTAGGAATGGTCCTGCATGGATTCTTCCAGAATACAATACACAATATTACGTGACTCAGTTAGCTCAAGTTCTTTGGGCTAACCGTTTCGTAAAACCTATCAGGAAAGAAGGTAAGTAAAATGAGTGACTATGTATATACTGCAGGCGCTATGGAACATGTTGGCAAGAATGACATGATGGACTGGCGTGAATATGTTGAAGAAGTATTAACTGAATTCGACATCAAGTGTCTACATCCTACACGAAGATTACCTCTCCATATTAACTCAGAGGACGAAGAACATATTACTACCTTCAATAAGCTTAAACGAATTGAAGCTCAAGATATGTTAGACATCAAAAACTCTAAGGTAATACTTGCAGACTTAAGGGACAGCATGCCCGGAAAGAAGTGGGGAACAGTAATGGAGGTAGCTAAGGCTAAAGAGTGGAATAAAGTAATCATTGTTCTAGTAGATCCAGGACAATTCAAACATCCTTTCATTTATACTTATGCAACAGAGGTACATTATGACTTACAAGAAGCAGTCGAAGCAGTGTTAGACTACTACGATGGAGTTTAAAACTATACTGGATACAATAAAGCCATACAAGCAACACGATAATCAAGGTCATTGGAGAACCCACGAACCACTGAATATATCGGGCTTGCATGGCTTTGTTTATCTTATACATAACATCTTGGATGATAGATATTATGTGGGTAAGAAAAATTTTCTTCATGGAGGAAAGAAAAACTATATTAGGAAGGGAATAAAGACTCCTAATTATAGATACAACACAGAAACTAATTGGAAAAACTACACTGGTTCTTCTGCTGAATTAAACTTAGACCTAGCTAAACACGGTAAGGATAACTTTTATTTTATAGTATTAAAAGTTTATACAACAAGAGGAGGCTTATCTTATGGTGAAGCTAATCTTCAACACAAATTAGATGTGTTGACCATGAGGGATTCAAATGACAAAGCCAAGTTCTATAACGGAAACATCGCAGCAATCAAATACATCCCCAAAGAGTTCGGACGATCCGCATGACTATTCGGAGCACTGGATTATTCCTTTAATTAAAGAGAGAAAAGAAAATGAAACTGACAAAGAAAGAAGTAAAAGTAATCCGTAAACTATCTAGAGATAGTGCATTAACTCAACGATACATAGCTAAACTATATGATATCACACAAGCTATGGTATCTTATATTAAAAATAACAAGCGTCATCAAGGAGTATAACAAATGTTAGAAGCAATATTTATCTTTATGGTAACATTTAACCTTGCAGTTGGGGTTACAGAAGAAATTGTAGTTCCTGTTGCAGAGAAAACTGTGGAAGTTACTACATCAGTGGTAGAAAAAGCAGTTGATTATGTTTACCCTGAAGAGTAAATAAAACTACTACTCCTAGCTCAACTGGATAGAGCAAGTCACTTCTAATGACTAGGTTGCGGGTTCGAGTCCTGCGGAGTAGGCCAAACAAATTAAGCAAAGGAAACACTATGACAATATATGCGTGGGACATCGAAGCGAACGGCTTCCAAGATGTA